GAAAGCAAGGGTAGGGAGTATTAATAAAATAAAAAGGATTATGAATTTTTTCAGCATACGTCGCCCTTACTTTTTAATAATAGGTTTAGACTCTATAGGTTGTGTGTTTAAGTCTTCCCGCGTAATACCAAGTTCCTTGTAATACATGTCCATCAATACCTCTGCTTTATTGAATTGCCGTCCCCTCAAAAAGCCTTGTGCGGCAATATAAAGGGTGAGCGCCTTATCGTAAATGGCAGGAGTGGTTACGTCATCCGATGAGAGAGCTAAAGCCGCTGGTCGTTTCACAAGATAGAGTTTAACGGTCTCAGCGGTTGTTCCATCAATAGCGGCAAGCGGGGGGTACACCCCTATTTTTCCCGCCCATTCATACCAAAAGGTGGGGATTTTATCGGCATCCGGCACTAAATCAGCTTCGGTAAGGCCTACACTCCACACATTACCCTGCTTTAGAGCCTTTTCTTTTCCATCTGAATCAATATAAAAAACTGCGACAACCTTTATGTAAGAACTCGTGATGGAATATTCTATGGTATCAGCGACAAGGGTTATGGTTTCCGTCTCTTGTCCAGACAAACCCAATGTCGTGAGGTCCATCATTCCATCGTTCAACCACACAAGCATTTGGTCCGCAGTACAGAAGGTTGAACCTACTTGGTTAAGATAAGCCCTTGCGTTGGTAATTATTGTGGCTGCCGTAGTGCTTGATGTCTGTTGAGAAGCCGCAAAGACTGGACAGGCTGTAAAAACCAATAAGAGTATGAATAAAATTGTTTTTCGCATAATTTACCTCAATCGCAAATCCCGGCATCAGTATAGCTATCGTGTATAGCTATCGTTACTGCTTGCATAATACATCGGTTCTGCATCAATGCCGATAAAATCAACAAGATCCTGCATCGCCTCATAAAACTCTGTTTTGTGGTATTTCTTGCCCATCAATAGAACTTTTAGGTCCTGAGCATCTTTTGTCCGGTGTAAAAGCTCCCCCAGGATTTCCTTGCATACATGGTGACATATCAGCCTAACTTGAAGGTGATCAGGTATCCCGTCTGGTTCATCATCGTTTGCTGTCATATCGGTAGGTTTTCGGTAAAACCAGACCGTCAAATTCGTAGTAGCTGTTGGAATCCCTTGGTAGTAAAGATTACTTCCCTTCACAGCTACACGATATATTGACCCGGATTCACTTAGATCAAGTTCCTGAATGCTTTTCATAAACAGCTTGAAGGCATAGTAGCCCCCGCCCTTAGGTGGAGCAATCTTATCACCACTGCTATCAGCGACAAGGTAAAGTCCTCTCATGTAATCGGAAGGCAAGGCTTTGTAAGCCGCATCTGTAGCGGTTGCAACCGTATCGGTATCTTGCAGATCAGGGAGGGGAGGGGATATGCCCCGATTAGGCATACGAATCCCTGCGGCAATATTAGATACAGCCTCATTGCACATATCGGTAAGCTGTGTATCTTTTTGTGGGATATTATGTCCCACCATCCGCTTTATTCGGTCTCTAAGTGAGCTTAGGGTTGCCATAAAAACCTCCTGAGAAAACATCCCTGGCGTTTAAACCAGGGATGTATTTAAAAAAGGTTTATGGCTTATGCCTCACTCGCAGTTTGTTCTACATACGCAGAATCATCGTACTCGATGTCATATCCGACAACCGTGTTCTTGGTTTCCAGCGCAGATATAACCATCTTCATCTTGGTATACGCTTCAGTGTCCGAATCCGGGTCAAAAACAAGGCCCTTGTTCGTGGTATCCGGTGTTCCCGTTACCTCGACCCCGGCTGTAACAACCGTGGTGGTGGCTAAGTTGACAGAGGTAGAATCCCTTTGGATGTCAACCGTATCACCAACGGCAACAGTGGTATCAAATACGACCCTGAGCGAATTGACCGTTCCCCTGCAAGGTGCAGGGATATAGAAGGTCTCAGCTCCAGTGGCTTCCACGCCTGCGGTAATCATTCCTGTTATATGTCTCATTTCGTCCTCCATTAATTTAGGAGGCCCGAAGGCCCCCGTAAGATTAGTCTGCGTCAACAGTCGGATTTATGATTCCGCTTGCGCCCGCAGCACCCGTGATGCGTTATCCCCTGTAAGAGCAGCGGCAATGCTTGTCGTGCCACCAAGGAAATTTTTGGCTAAGACACCCGTTGATGTAGTCCCGCTTAACGCAATCCCAATGGCGGCTTCCGCGTTCACAAACGTATTGTCCGTAATGAGTGCCCGCGTGAGCACCCCGGATGTCAACATAACTCCTGTGGCAAACTTTCCGTAAGCAACATTATAACGTACATCCAGGTCTGTCACAGCAGCAGATAGAATAGCATTGTTCCCACCAGCGGCAGCCGTAGTCCTGAAATCATTACCGATCAGCTTTACACCATCAGCGGCGGCGGCGACTGAAATATTAACAAGGAACTCCTTATTCGCAGCGCTATCTCGGAACACACAATTCTCAATCACGGAACCATCGGCGTCCGCCGTCATGGTTATTCCGACCGCAACATCCGCAACGGTACTAAGCGAGATCGTTACATCAGCCGCAGAAACCGTCAGGGTAGCACCCGCATGGCCCAAGCTGAAGGTAGGCATTTGATCACCTACGCCCATCCCAATAATAGTAATACCTGCTACATCCGCAGTAGCGATATCCCCGGTCACGGCTTTGGATTCTCCGTGATTCGGCATTAGCTTAATTATATCCCCCTGGTTTGCCGTACATAAGCCAATAGCATAATCAAGGGTTTTTACGGCGGTTCCGGGAGTCGTCCCTGCCCTACCATCATCACCATTGGTATAATCCACATAATAAACATCCGTGATATTAATACCAAAATCTGAAACAGGCCGGGAAGCTTTGTTCCCCCCAACCGTTACCACCCTCTCACCCGCCCAACCAGCAACGGGGATAAGCAGAGAGAGTGCGATTACAGCAATAAATACTTTTTTAAACATAACATTATCCTCCTTAGTCAAAAGATTTTTTGCTCTCTCTCATAGTTTACGCCGGTGCAGTCAGCCCGGTATGCCTTACGTGCATACGCCTACTGGAGCAAAACAAATTACCTCTCCATCGGGTATTGGCTGTAATGATATCCGGCTGTCCAAGGACTTCCTTTGTTATCCATTTCGGGGTAGTAAAGTTATAATCCTTGTGGGAACGCAAATGTAGAAAGTTCAGGTTAAGGGCATCACAGTACCCAGTATAGGTGCTATCATAATAAGCATCGGCTACAATAGCCGCTCCCTTATGACGAAGGTTATCCCATCCAGCTTCCGCCATTTTTGCATCACCCGTGAACCGCTGTTGGGTCTGAAGACTTCTCTCATAACCATCTTTCAACAGCGTGGTCGTGCAAACGAAATTTGGGAGTGCACCCGCAAAATCACCCATGCCGACTTCCCTGAAAATCTTCTGCATTACCTCAAAATCAAGGGCCTCGACCGTGGTAATGACGTTGGCCGCCCATGTGGACATTTCGTCCTCATCAATCGAACCGTACTCGGTTGACGTGGTTGTATTGAAAAGATCACCTAGGCCATTGATGCTGTTGTCATCAGCAGCCTCCGCGATAACTGCCGCCGCCATATTAGTTCTGGCCGCTTTCTTGATTGACTTCATATACATCTTGGTCAGACTGATAACAGCCTCCGCCCCGGTGTTCTGGGTGAGGTCATCAAGATTAAGCGTATTGCTACCATAAATACCGGCCCACCTGAAACGGGCAGCGTCTATGATGTTCTTTTTAGACTGCTCAATAGTTGTGGTCGCTCCATAAGATCCTGCATGGCTGGCCTGATACTCTAATGGGACCTTAACCATAAGACCACCATCAACAGTCTCGTGAAGTTGCACTTCCCAGTTGCCGAGTCGTATCGCCTGTTGCATTAGTTTCCACAACAGCGCAGAAGCTTTATTCACAATATCTTCAGGCTCAACCTGAAGCCAATAATACTCGGTCGTTGCATTTAACTGATTAATAACACTCATTTTGCAATCCTCCTATACCCCAAAAAGGTACAGAGGTTTAGGCCGCTGCATTAAAGGCAGCTTGCAAACCCGCCTCATATTCCTCTGTGCCTGGTTTGGTTTTAGTTTGTGTTTTTGGTTGTACTCCCGTTCCTTCGCCTGTAACAACCTTGCCGGTAGTAGTCTCACCTTTTTTGAGATTGGCAATCTTTTCAGCCTCCTCAATCTTCTTGGTAGCCTCGGCAAGTTGAGCGTCCGTCATCTTTCCCTTTATTTCGTAATAAGCGGAAACGGCGTCATGGATTCCGGGTTTAGCAAGTAGCTTCTGGATCTCTGCTTGCATTGTGGGATCGTTAAAATCAGGATGTTCTCCAAGCCACTTCTCTTCTTTGGTCTGGATGTCCTTTGTCGTTAAAATGCCTTGGACCTCCTCCCTTGTGGCAGCAAGGACCTTTTCCTTCGTCACCTCTTGCCCCAGTTGATATCTTCTCTCTTGTAGCTGGCTATAACCAAGAGGGTCATCAGTAGGGTCAAAGTCCGCCAATTCCGCAGTGACCTCGGCTAAAGCCTTTTCCGTCTCGGATACAACCGGGGCTCTTGCCTGAGCGGCCTTGAAATCCTGAATTTGTTTTTGAGTCGCTTGAAGCTGACTTTCCAGGGAAGATACGGTGTTTCCCAAATCACCTATCTTTTGCCCCTGTTCCCCCAACTTGCTGGTCAAATTTATTAAACCTTCTTCCGCCTCTTCCTTAGTCTTGTATGTACCAAGATAAGGGGCCTCTTCTTCGCCGCTTTTTACTTCCGCATTTAGTTCCGCCTTTTCTTCTGCCATTTTCTCTCTCCTTCCAGGCCATTTACATCTGAGGTTGTCCCGTAAGGGCCTCGTAAACGGTTGCCCTGAATCCTAAAAGGTTAAAAACAAAAAGCCCGGAGCCAATGGCGCAAAATTGCGTTATCCACTGAGTCCAGGCTTTAGAGTATCCCGCTATGCGGGGCTTTCTGTATCTGGTTAGAGGTTAAAGTTCGTTTTTAGTCTCTATTTTTGGCTTGCCTCTTATCCCTCCTTCGTTGACGTTAAAGTGTATTGACCAATTACCGCTTCGATTCTCTTTCACCCATAAAATAAAGGCATCACGGGCTTTGAGAAAAAAGTTGTTGATTTTCTTGTCTGGTTTCGGGGTCATATCATTGACCATTTTCCGTCTATCTTGAAATTTCCACCACGCTCCCAAATCCCCTGTTCTTTCAGATAAGCGTTGTACTCTGTCCTGTTCGTTATAGGCGGTTCATGGTCAGCTTGCAAGACTTTCACGGCAGAGGGCAGCCATACGGGGTTTTCTGATTGTATCCCACCATGCCCTAATGTGATAATCTTTTTCATGGGCTGATTGCATTCCGGGCAACCCTGTTCTTTGTCCCATTCGGATAAGGGTAGTATCAAGTCAATCTCACCGTGTTCTTTGCATTCGTAGGTGTATAGCATCACTCCCCCCTAACTTCCCCTGGCGGCATACCTCCTTGACTTCCTGTAGGTATTCCGGGTTTCATGGTCTTAATGCCACCTGCCGTCTCTTTATTCAAGTCCCCCGGCCCCCCTTGCGGCTCAAGAAGCTGATTCCGCAACTGAATAGCCATTTCTTCCGGCATCCCGGCGTCAATCAATAGCTGAAAAGCCTGGTCAAGCTGGCTTTCAGCGGTCCTTTCAACCTCCTCTTTCCACCCCGGCCAGTTAATCGCTTCAAGCAAGCCTCTTTGGCCGATTGCCTTAGTTTGATATAGCCATTTAGCCTGCTCCTGAATTTGCAAGCTGGTCCTGGGCGTGGTAGATCCCGCCTCAACAACATAACTGAATTTTCGGCCAGCATACGCCACACCCAGAAATTCTTGTTGTTCCCCTACGACTTCTATCAGTTCTTTTTCAGTCCCGAAATTCTGCCATAATCCTATGGCCCACTTGCTCTTGTTCTCGGCCAGAGACTCAATCGCAGTCGTTTTTGTCTGCATCAGCACTTGGTTGCGCTCCTGAAGGGCTACAATGGCGGAGGCCGCCGTAATACTTTTAGGTGCTTGGCCCCTATCAGCCTCTTCCATCGCATATACCCTGTCAAAGAATCTGACAATCAATTCCAAAACCTGAAAGAATGTGCCCGGTAGATTCGGGATCTGCATAAACTCAATCCGGGCATTCGGCGAACTGGGCATAAGGACCAACCGCCCGGCTTTTTCCAGTTGCTCTTCTATCATTTCCCTTGTAATACCACAATTCCTCTGTACTATCAAGGGGGGGGTCATCACGTTCAAAACCCATATTATCAACTTATTGATTATCTGGTTGATCCTTAGAATCAGGTCGCCCACCTGTTCAGCGGCGGAAAACCCCCAAATTGAAACCAGATCCTTGTAGCTGTTAGCCGTATAAACCGGGAACCTACCCCACGGATGCGTGGTTTTCGCAAGCGCAACATCAAGGGCGGGGTTGATGTTCGGGTTTGGGCTATCGTCAATCACCATCCAGTCGCTTGTAGCCTTGCTCTTTTTTGTCTCACCCTTAGACATGGTAATGGTAATCTTTCGGACACCATCTGGGTATACGGGCACAGTCGTTACCAATTCGCTAAAAAGCTCTTCTCCTGCATCATTCAGAAGCCTCTCTCCCTGATCATCGAACAGTGGTTCAAGTGTTGTTTCGGTTTTAGTCCTTTGGTCATGCACCCAAACCTCGACGATAAGTCCCCTCTCGATCTTTTTGTCTGACGGTGTTCCTTTATCCGTCCGCTCAGTCATGGCAGTTGCATAATTGCCCACACTCTGATTCCCATAGGACTGTTCGGGCTTCACACTTTCCCTTTCTGTGCCCAAAAGTTCGTATGCTTCGTCCGGTGCAACATCTGTGATATTATACTCCTTTTCGATTTTATCCACATAATCCAGGTACATGAAACAAATATATGGCGGGGCGACATCGAGATTCGGCCAATTACCGGGAGCAGGCACAAATCCATAGGGGTCTGTTGGTAAAATATCGGGGCTCGCTTGGCTTTTATCCCATACAGGTTTTTCGGGAACAATGCCATATATTTCCATAATTCTGGCAGAAATCCTTCCTTTGGCCTGTTGGTTTGTATCCTTCCACCATTTTTTCAGCTTGATAGTTAAAAGGGCTTCGGCGCCATCATTTGTGCCGTCTAAATCTACCACCTCACCAGTAGGATTCCGAGCCGTTATATTCGCTACGGTTCGTTCAATATTTGCAAAATACAGATTTACGAGTGTTTTGGCTTTCTTCTGGGCGTCCTTGCTGCCACCACCTCGATAGAGAGCATAATTAGCCAACCAATCTTTAGGCTTCCCCGCTCTCTCCCGTGCCACTTTTGCAATATCAAATAACTGATAGGCAAAGTCTGCTACATCAGCATGGCCTTTGGGTGGTAGGTTTGTGAGACTCCATTTTTCGTCAAGTGGCATTTATTTGGGGCAGGGCATTTCTGGAACAGGGTAATCGGCACCACACCTCGGGCAAAGCATAACTTCTATGCATTCCCGAAAGTGTTGCATTAACTCTAAGCGGTTCTCATACCGGCATTCCGCATTTTCGTCAAATATGGGTAGCATCAATAACCCCTCCACTCAATAACTTGCTCTTTGAATTTAACTTCTTTTCCTTTAGTCTCTTCACAAGCTGGCTGATACGCCCAGGGGATACTCGAAAATGTTTTGCTATTTCCTTGTGTGTCTTACCTTTCTCAATCATGTCTAAAATCATCTGATCCCGTGACATTTCCTGCTTTTCAGGGGGCTTCCGTCCATGTTCAGTACCGTCAGGTAGCCACTGGGGGCTAACGGTGCATCACAGGAGGGACACCGCATGTCAGAAGCCAAAGTGCTTTTCACCTCAGAGTGTTTTGGCAACCTACCATCCCCCTCGGCCCCAAACGAACACCATCCCCACTTGCGCCACGGGTTTAGGAGGCGCACCATAGAGCCATTACACCGGATAGTGGGATCAAAATGCTCTGATGTTTCGTGCATTATCTTCTTGCAATTAGGACACTTGACTTTTAACCCTTGCATTATATCTCCTTCGTTTCTTCTTTGTGTCTTTTTTAGGAGCTTTCTCCACCGCGGCTTTCTTCACCTTCGGCAACTTAGGCGGGTTCTCATTACTCATAAACACCCGTCCTGAATCCGTGTCTCTCAACATCACATTGCCCCCAGGTGTACAGACAGGCTGTAAGCACATAGGACACTGGAAATTCTGCCCCCGGACATGAGTAAGGGCGTCATGCCGAGACTTGACCTTAATCCCTTTGATCTGTCTGAACATGGTGCCATTGACACGACCCCGGACATATAAATCCGTGGTTTCCAGCGATTCTTTTTTACACGCAGGACAAATTAAATTAAATGTTCTCATGCTCCTACCCCTCCGATATGTTTGAGAAAATCAATAGACCTCTGTACTACATGCTCCTGGTCCTCGTCGGGCTTCTCATCAGGGAAATCCAGCCCGTCCGTGCCAACCGTGAAAACTTCTCCCTTTGGGCTACCTATGAATTGAGCGCCGTCCGCACTGGCCTTAGAGCCCTTGAAATTAATCCAACCACC